AACTTGATGTCAAAAACATCATTGATGCATCAAATGACACCATGCAAAGAATTTTTGGTCAATATCATGACACAACAACTCAAGTGCATACAGTTGTAAATTCAGCAAAAGCAATGGAATTAAATTCAATTGTGTTTAACAATGGAATGTCACTTGTGAATGATGCATTTGGAAAACCAACAATTTTGAGAGTTGCAAGTGCTGGAATTTACAATCTGCAATTTTCTGCACAAATAAACAGAACAACTGGTGGTTCAACTGAAAGAGCATCCATCTGGTTCAGACAAAATGGTGTTGATGTTCCAAATTCAAACACACACGTGGATGTCGTTGCAAATTCAAAATATTTAGTTGCATCATGGAATTCATTTTTTAATTGTTCAGCAAATACTGACATTCAATTGATGTGGTCAGTTTCTTCACTTGCAATCAAACTTCTTGCAGAATTACCAGATTTGCTTGTTCCACATCCAGCAACACCATCTTTGATTGTAACAATCCATAAACTATAAGAAATATGTGTACTTGTGTCAAAATTACATTCATAGTTCATGGTGAATCAACACCAACAACTATTGAAGTAAATGTTTCAGGAATTTACAATGATGAAAATTATTATTATTGGAATCATGATGGAATTGATTTCTATTTATACTATGGTCTTGGTGAATGGCAAGTTTCTTATGGTGGTCTTGGATTTCCAGCATTTCCAGTTGCAACTGCATGGAAAGAATCAACACCACCATGTCCACCATTAGGTTCAGTTCCACAATGGAATTCTGGAATGTTTGACCAATTCACAACAGAAGAATGTCAAACAATTTATGGTGATTGTTGTATTGAAATTGATGTTTGTTGGACTGAATCGAAGGAAATTCAATGCAATATTCTTCAAACAACAAATCAAGGAAATGGAACATACACTGTGGAATTGTTTGGTGAAACATACACAATTTATTTTGATGGAACTGTTTGGTCTTTGGTTGATTCAAATTCAATTCAATATGCATATATTCCAGAAGAATTTTCTGGTTCATGTCCAGCATTTCGTTCATGGACAATCACACGTGAACCACTTTTTTCACTGACTTCATCAGAAGTTGACTGTCAACTTTGCGGAAAAGAAGAAAGAATTTTTCGTGAATACGATTCAATCAAACTTCCAGAAAATTTTGAAGAACCAAATCGTGGATTGAAAGGATGTTGTGAATGTGAATATTTGGTCTTTGCATCTGGTTCTTCATCAACATTTGAAAATGATGTCACCAGTGCATGGATGAAATTGTCAAGTTCTTCTGACATTATCACTTTTGTTCTTGAAGATGCAAATGGAAATCCAGCGAATTTCATTCCAACACCACAACCATTCATCAAAGAACCAAATGCATTTTTCACAACAATAAACTGGAAGGATGTGTTGACTTCTGATGGTCAAGGATGCTATACATTGAAGATTGAATATGAAATCAGTGGAATAGTTGGATTTGTAATTTGGGGACATTATAAATTGCAGAATTATTCAATTCAAAACACTTTAAAAACTGCAAGGGTACGTGCATTTTTTAATGCATATCATGAAATGGAAGGAATCAATTTCACTGATTCGAATGTTGAATCAACTTTTCGCTTTTATGGTTTCATTGGTAACAGACAACCAAACACTGAAATTGATAACATCATTTATCAGAATAGGGAAATGAAAAGAGTAATTCGGGAAAATCTGAATCAATACGAAATCATCACAGACCCCGTTTTCGAATGTTTCACCAGACCATTAATTGAATTATTTTTGTTGTCTGAAAATGATTTGTTCATTTCTGACTACAATCAACACAATCATTCATATAGAATTCAGGATATTCCAGTAATTCTTGAAGAATCTGCATCACTTGACTATCTTCCATTGTCCAGATATGCAGTTTTGAAATGCAAGGTTGGTGACAAATTCAAAAATAAACGTACTTATTTCTAAAATAACTAACTAACTTTAAACAAATTAATAAAAAAGCGTAAAAGAATGGAAAATTTGACAGATTTTATTGCATTGAGCATTGGTGTAATTGGTGCATTGTTGAAAGGAATAAAAAAGAAGTTCAGTAAATCAACAATTTTTATTGGAATGTTGGTTGCTGGTGTTTTGACTTATGCAACAACTGGATTGATTGAAATGTTTTTGACAGATGTTTCACAAAAGGTCATCATTTTGATTTCTTTTTGCGTTGGATGGATTGCAAATGAATTCACGGAAAAACTGGATGATTTTGTTAATGACTTTTATGACATTGTCATTGACTGGATTCGAAGAAAATTTAATTCAAAAAATAGAAAACCATGAAAAAAACATTAATTTTAATTTCATTCATTTTGATGACATCTGCTGAACTTTATTCAGAAACTGACATCAATGGTCAAGAAAAAGACAAAAGTCTTTCAGAAATGATAAAACCAATACAAAATGATGATTCATTGATTTCATCAGACACCATTGTCAAACATGATGTCAAAGAAATTGATGGTCATCTGGTCATTCAGGACACAATCATCATTCAAAACTTGGTGAAACACGATGTTGAAACGCTGGTTCAAGATAATTCCTATAAATCAATTGAAAAAGTGATGGTCATTCTGGTCTTCACTTTTGTCATTTGTTCATTAATTTACAAAAGAAAAAAAAATGGTTAAGAATTACACAACTGAACAACTTCTGAACAAGGTGAAGTCACTTCCATCTTTCAATGGATTTCCAAAAGATTTCTGGATTCTTGGTCTGCAATCACAAGAAGATTCATTCAATCTATTTGATGACAAATTTTATCTTTTTAATGGACAAAAATTCATTCTGGTGACATCTGGAACAACCAATGCTGGAAAGAATGGTTTGATGAATTACAGTGACTACAATCCACAAGGTGTTGCAGTGGTGAAGACAAATGAATTTTACTACAATGTCTGGAAATTTGGTCTGCACAAGGGAAAAATGGAAGCATTGAAACAAGTCAAAGCATTCTTGATTTCACGTGATGGTGACAAAGACCAAAAGATTGAAGAAGGTCTTTCACTTCCAGTGATTTGTGGAATCAATTTTCACGCAAATACATATGACATGAAATCAACTGAAATCAAAGAAATCATTGGTGGTTGGTCACTTGGTTGTCAAGTTGTGAATAACATTTCAAAATATACCAAAATAATTGAACTAATCAAACCACAAAAAGTTGTTTCTTATTGCTTATTAAAAGAATTCTGAAAAAATAATTATTTTTTTTTGATTCTGAAACCATTGAATTCATTCGGTTTTTTACAAACCATGATGGTTTTAATGGTTTTTTTTTATGCTTTATGATATCACAAAAGAAAAAAAGTATATATTTGTCATGTCAATGGTGACACAAAAAACAGATATTATGACAACAGAAACAACAAAAAGAATTGAAAATCAGTTGATTACATTGAAAAACAACATGAAATTTGCACAACATTTTGAAGTTGTATGCAAAGCACACATGGAAAGAGAATACTTTGTTTTTACATCATTTGCAATGAATGATGTAAAATTGTTTACCAAAACTTTGTTATTTGCTGGTGATTTGAATTTTCGATTAAATTCAGTTAAATATTTTGAAGAAATGTTTCAACTTAGTTTTGACAAAAAAATTGACAATCAAGTTTGGATTGATGTAATTAAGTCAATGAAATATGTTTTGAAGCATTTTAATTTAGATGATAATAAAACGATTGCATACAACATTGCAGATGAAATCTTCAAGAAATAATTATTAATGAATAAAAAAAACAGAAATCATGACATCAAGAACAATTCAACAAGTGCAGACAGAAATTGTCAATCTGGAAAGAAAACATTCAGATTCATTGATTCCTTTTGATGCATACAATCAAGAAAGAATCAGACTGAATCGTGAATTTTATGGTTTAATTATCAATCAAGAATTTGAATGGATTTGTGAAACATGGAAAATTTGTCAAACCACATATCAAAGAATCGGATTTCAAACACAAATAATCATTGCAACTTCTGCAAAGGAAGCAAGAATCAAACTTGACAGACATTCATCAATCATCAAAAAAATAACAAGAAAATGAAAAATTTAAGAATCAAAACAGAAAAAAAGGAATTGAAAAATGTATTCATTCCATATCCAAAAGACATCATGCAGTGCATAAAATTTTGGAAGAATCAGACATTGACACAATGTGAAGACAAAGGTGGTTCATTCAATGTCCAGTTGTATCTTGATTATCTTGAAATCAGATACAAATCATGAAGAAATTTGCACCAAAAAAGAAGAACATCATCATCAATATGCAAGTTTCAGACATCAATGATGTTGGATTTGCAATGACAATGATTTCAAATCAATTGAAAAATGGTCTTCAATACAATGAATTCAAATCTGGAAGTTGCATTGTTTCATTCACAATGGACTTTGATGAATTTTCAGACTATGAAGAAAAAGAAATTGATGGTGTATGGTATCGAATTATAAAATCAAGAATATAATTAAAAAAGTATATTTGCAAAAACAATCAAAAAACAATCAATCATGAAAAAAACATCATTCATCCTTCACATGGATGCACTTTCGGTTCTTGATGAACTGACAAATGAACAATCTGGAATTCTATTCAAAGCAATTCGTGACTTCAATTCTGGAAAAGAACCAGAACTGGATTTTGCAATGAAGATGTGTTTCATTCCTTTCAAGAATCAATTCACACGTGACTTTGAAAAATATGAAGTCAAATGTGAAAAGAATCGTGAAAATGGAAAGTTTGGTGGAAGACCAAAAAAGACAGAAAGCGAAAAAACCGACATGGTTATTTTGAAACCCAAAGAAACCAAAGCAAACCCAAAAAACCACGATAGTGATAATGATAGTGATAATGATAAAGATAATGATAAAGAAAATGATAAAATTGTCTTCGAAATTTTCTGGAATGTTTTTGATAAAAAAATTGACAAAGTAAAATGTTTCAAGATTTGGAAAAAGATTCTGAAATGTGAAAGAACATTTATTCAGGAACAAGCAAGAAAATATGTTCTGACAACACCAGATGTTAAATTCAGAAAGAATCCTTTGACATGGTTGAATGGTGAATGCTGGAACGATGAAATTCAAGAAATGAAAGTTGTATCCACGAAATACATTCCAACACTATGAAGGCAGTAATTGAACAAATTTTTGGAATCATGATGCATCAATCGAAAGAAGAATGCATTGAAACCTACAATCGAATTGATGAAAGATTCTTGAAGACTGGATTTCAAAAACGAATTTATCAAGCAATTGGACAACTAATCAAACAAAAAAAAGCAGTTGACTTGTTGACAATCACAATGCAGTTCAAAGAAAATGGATGGTTTGAAAAGCAAATTGTGGTTCAGATTTCACAAATGACTTCTGAAACTTATTCATTGACCAGCATACTTCGATTATCTTCATTGTTTGAACAATGCATTCAAGAATTGGTTTTTGAAAAAGCACTTGCAATCAGAAATCAAATTGATGTTCTGCTGGAATCAGAAAACTTGACATTGTCTAAATTTCATGAAATCATTCAGACTGGAAATGATGTGAAGTTTGAAAAAAAGAAGGAACAATCAAATGTTGATGTCATTTTTGATGTTGTTCAAGACCATATTCACGCAAAAGAAGGAACAATTTGTGGAACTGAAATTGGATATTCATTTCTTCATCAAGTTGTTCTTCTTGAACCAGTGGATGTGATGGTTGTTGGTGCACGTCCAGCGATGGGAAAGACTGCATTTGGTGTGAACACAATGGTGAAAATGGTCATGCAAGGAAAGAAAGTTGCATTCTTTGCACTGGAAATGACAAAAAAGCAAATGGTCAGAAGAATTCTTTCAAATATTTCTGGAATTGATTCAAACAAAATCAAGTTTGGAAATTGCAATGAAGATGAAATGCGACAAATTTATCAAGTTCAGGAACTGGAAATCTGGAACAACATCTTCATTTTTGAAGGTTCACATTCAATCAATGACATTGCATCTGAAATGAACAAACTGAAAAGTGAACACCAGATTGATTTGTTTTTTGTTGACTACATCCAAAAAATACAACCAAAAAGTTCACGTTCAAGATATGAAGTTGTTTCGGAAATAAGCAATGGACTGAAATTGATTTGTCAGAACATTCATGTTCCATGTCTTGCACTTGCACAACTGTCACGTGATTCATCCAAAACTGGAAAAAGACCTTCACTTCCAGATTTGAAAGAAAGTGGTGAAATTGAACAAGATGCATCAATTGTTGCATTTTTACATAGACCAGAATATTTTGGTGAAACTGAAACCTACAATGGAAACGATGCAACAAATGTTTGTGAACTGATAATTGCCAAAAATCGTGAAGGTGAAATCGGAATTTTTGAAATGAAAGTTGATTTAAAAACATCAAAATTTGTCTAATTAATCTAAATTGTAAAAAAATGAAAAAAGTTAATAGTATTTCAGGTGGTAAAACTTCAAGTTATATTGCAGTACATTATCCAGCAGACTTCAATGTATTTTCTTTAGTTAGGACAAATGATAAAAAATGTTTGTTTCCAGATAAAAAAATCAGACAAATTGTTTCTGATAAAATTCAGAATGAATTTATTGGTACATTGGAAGAAGATGCGATAATTTATACCATGTTAGATTTAGAACAATTTATCGGACAAAAAATTGACTGGGTATCTGGTCAAACATTTGATGAAATTATCAAAATAAAAAATTATTTACCTAATGTTGTTCAAAGATTTTGTACAACTGAAATGAAATTAAAACCTTTGTTTAATTGGTGGAATGATAATTTTGATGAACCAGTTGAAATGCGAATTGGATTTCGTGCAAATGAAATGCGAAGGGCAAAAAACATGACTGAAAGAATGAATCAAAATGGATTGTTAACATTTAAAACAATCACTGGACAATCAAAAAATGGAAGAAATAAGTGGTCAGACATTGAATGGCAAAAACCAGTATTTCCATTGATAAATGATGCAGTTTTCAAAGATAAAATTGAAAATTACTGGAATGATAAACCAATTAAATTTGCATTTATGAACAATTGTGTTGGTTGTTTCCACAGAAACGAAGTTCTTTTGAAAATGATGTCAGAAAAACATCCAAACAAATTTGAATGGTTTGTCAATGCTGAAAATGGTGAAAGAACATTTAAAAATGGAATAAATTATCAAGATATTAAAAACTGGAAAACGCAACTAAAACTTTTTGAATCTGATTTTAATGAATGTGATTCAGGATATTGTGGACTATAAAAAATTTAATATGAAGAAATGTAAAAACTGCAAAGAACCATTTGAACAAAGATTCAGTACACTGGAAAAATTCTGCTGGAATCATGATTGCAAATTGAAAGAAGCAATGGAAAAATTATCAAAAATCAAACAGAAACAAAAACTGGATGACAAAATCAAGTGGAAGGAAAAAAAGGAATCAATCAAAACACTTCAAGACTATCTGCAAGAATTTCAAACATTGGTGAACACTTTTGTCAGATTACGTGACAGAAACAAAAGATGCATTTCATGCAACAAACCATTGAAAGCAAAATTTGATGCTGGTCACTTCTTTTCAGTTGGTTCATATCCATCAGTCAGATTCGATTTGACAAACATTCATGGTCAATGTGTTCACTGCAATCAACACCTTCGTGGAAATGTGCATGAATATCGAAAAAACATCACAAAACGAATCAGTCAAGAAGAACTGGAAGAACTTGAATTCAAAAGTCAAAGACCAGCAAACTTCATGAAACATGAAATCATTGAAATGATGAAAGAAATGAAAGATAAAATCAAGGAATTACGATTGAAATAATTATTTTTTTTAAGAATATTGAATCACAAAAGAAAAAAAGTATATATTTGTCAAGGTGTAAAAGGTGAGAAAATAGATAAAATCATCTAAATGCTTGAAAGTTAACAATTTAATAATCAAAAACTGTCAAAATGGAAAAACAGAAAAGAACCAGAAGACCGAATCTGTCAACATCGGACTATCTTGAAGCATTCAAGAAGATGAAAATGGAAATTGAATTGAATCCAAAAGTTAAGACTTCAAAGATTTGCATTCAACTTGGAATTTCAAAAACATCAATTGCAAAATTGAAACAACTTGGAATCATCAATGAAACTGCACATGGTTTGTTTTGGTCTGGAATTGCACCAACAACACAAATGGTCAATTCAGTGAAAAGTTTGTACAAAGTTCCAGCAGTCAAGAAGACTTCGAAAAGGTCAAATGGAACATCAGAACCAAAAAATTATGCACCACAAGGTGAAATTGAATTCAAGGAATCAATCATTGAAAAACATTGGAAACAAGAAGTTCCAGAATCAAGACTTGCAGAATCCATTGGAACATGGAATGAAAGATGTTCAAATCAAATTGCACAAAAGACTGGAATGTTTATCAAAAATGAAACACCAGTTGATGCATCACTTGTTTCTGAATTTATTCAGCATGATGCACCAGATGCACCAAAAAAAGTAACACAAAAAAGAACCGTAAAATCAAAAGAAAGACTTTTTGAATTGAAGATTTTTGGTCTGAAATTATTCACAATCAAATATTAAAAAACATGAATCAAGAAAAAAAAGTGAATGAATTGACACCAATGGAAAAATTGATGTATGCAATCACAGAAATGAAAGAAGGAACGAATGACACCAGAAAGAAGAAAGTGTTGTCAGATGTCACAGAAATGATTCAAAACATCATTTTGAATGACATTGAAGAAAATTTGTTCATTAAGTTTTATGTGATGACCAGATTGTTTGTCATGGATAAAATGACAGATGAAGATGTTGATATGTGCTATCTGGAAGCAAGTGCATCCTTTCAAGTCATGTTTAATGCAAAAAGTCTTTTTGAAGATTCTGAATGGTCAAAATAAAATATAGAAAAAATGGAATTCGAAATACAAAAAACAGAAACACCGATTGAACTATTCAAAGCACTTGAACAATTTCAATCAGAATGTCCAATCATTCCAAAGGGAAAGAAAGGATTTGGATACAATTACGCTGAACTTTCAAAGACAATTGAAATCATCAGACCAATTCTTCACAAGAATAACATTGGATTCACACAATTGATTTATGGAACTGGAAATTTAAAAACAATCATCTTTCACACTGAATCTGGACAATCATTGGAAAATGACTTAATTCTTCCAACTGGAATTGAAATGAAAGGAATGAATCTTTTTCAAACTGATGGTGCAAAATTCACTTATTACAAAAGATATTGTCTTCTTTCAATGTTGTCAGTTTTTAGTGAAGATGAAGACATTGATGCAAAAGGTCAAGTTAAACAACCAGAAGCACAAAAACCAGCACAACCAGTGAAAAGAAAGTTGAATGAACATCAATTCATTTCAATTCTTGGTGCAATCAATGCTGGACAATACACCAAAGAAGAAGTTCTTGCAACTTTTGATTTGTCACCAGAACAAAAAGTCACAATTGAATCAATTAATCAATAAAAACAAAAAACAATCAATCATGGAAACAAAAAATCAATTCATTGCAAGAGCATCACAAATTGGAAAGTTGATGACAAATGACAGAAGTGGAAAACAAATGGGTGCAACTGCAATGACTGCACTGAAAGAAATCGTAATTTTTGACAAATACGGTTTCAGGAAAGACATCACAAACAAATATTTGGAAAAAGGAATTCAGAATGAAAAAACATCAATCAAACTTGCATCAAAGGTTTTGAATTGGTTTGATGTGGATGCAGAAACTGAACAACAAAGACTGGTGAATGATTTTATCACTGGAAAACCAGACATCAACACAAAAGCAGTTCTTGCAGATGTCAAATCATCATGGAATGCATTGACATTTCCAATGTTTTATGAAGATGATGAAGAAAATGACATTCCAAATCAAGACTACTTTTATCAGATGCAGTCATATTGTTGGTTGACAAACAAAAGTCAATGTGAACTGGTTTATTGCTTGACTGATTCACCAGAACAAATGATTTTGGATGAAGTCAATCGTGCAGTCTGGAAGAATCTTCCAAATCCAATGTTTCAAGACTTCACACAAAGCGAAATTGAAGACCATTTTGATTTGGTCATCAGACAACAAATGACATTTGGAAATGTTCCAGATGAAAAACGTGTGAAAAGATTCATCATCAAAGCAGATGAAGCAGTCATTGACAAAATGAAAACACGAATTGAACAATGTCGTGAAATTTATTCAAGTTTATATTCAAAAATCTAACAATTTAAAATCAAAATAAAATGGAAAATCCAATCATCAAAATATCTGGTCAAGTGATTCATATTTCACCACTGGAAGTCATGTCAGAAAAATTCAAGAAACGTGAATTTGTAATTCAGACGGAATCAAAATATCCACAAGAAATCCAGATTCAGGTGACACAAGACAAATGTGACCTTCTGAACAATCTAAAACAAGGTGACATCATTGATGCATCTGTCAACATTCGTGGAAGGTCTTGGACATCAAAAGAAGGAATCAAAAAGTGGTTTAATTCAATTGAAGCATGGTCAATCAGTTTTGGAAATCCACATGGAAAGTCATTTGAACAAAAAACTTTTCAACAACTTGACCAAAAATCATTTGAAGACCAGTCACAAGGAAAGAAATCATTGAATGACTTCATTGAAGATTCATCAAATATTTAAGAATCAAATGGAAAAAACTGCATTACAACAATTTATTCAAGCAATTAGCAATTCAGGAATTGTGATAATTAATCAAACTTTGATTGATAATTGTTTACAAATGGAAAAGCAACAAATAATTAATTGTCATGTTCATACACAAAAAGATTGTGTTAAATCAGTAGGTGAAGAATTTTGGACAACAGTTGAATTTGATGAACAAGATGAACAAGAACTGAAAAAAGAAGCAGAACAATATTATCAAGAAACCTTTAAATCAGAAAAAAAATGAAATCAGAAGACTTGAAAGAACTGAATGAAAATGTGAAGGAAATGATTCAAGCACATATTGACAAAAATCAAATCACATTGACTGAATTTGCAAGGAATGCAAAGATTCATCAGTCACATCTTTGGGAATTTATGAACACCAAAGACCGAAAGAAAGGAATGCATTCATCAACACTGGAAAAAATTGGTGAATTCTTGAATCAAAAGTAAAATGAAAAAGATGCATGAAAAAAAAATGCATCTTTTTTTATCTTTTTTGTTATAATAAAGAAAAAAAAGTATATTTGTGTATGTCAAATGTAAAACAGAACACGATGAAAAACATGAAAAACACAGAAAATCAAACAGTTAGCAATGCAGAATTGAAAAGAATCAAGGATGCAAAAGACCGTTTCACTTCACATTTAAACAGAAATTTGAAGGATTTTAAAAATTTGTACTTAAAAGAATGCATTCAATTCATGATGAAAATGGAAGAAATGTCAATTCAAAGGTCAATCAAGAAAATTCAGGATGCTGAAATTTCCTACAAATCTGGATGGAATTCACAAGAAGACAAAGACAAACACATCAAATTGATTGAATCAAGAAGAAGACCAGAAATGTTGCAGACTTTGGAATTCATCAATGATGCAGACAAATCATTCAATCAGAAAATTGAATCAATGGTTTGCAAAATGATTCAAGCAAAAATTAATCCTATTCACTACAAAATGGAAAAAATCAATGGTGGAACACCATATCAATTTGAATTCTTGATTTCAGATGACAACATTGAACTTCATGCAAGAACAATCTTTGCTTGTGGTGAAATCAAAGCACCACATTTCAGATTCATCACAACAATTAGAAATAAATAATCAAATAAAATCAGACTGGTGTAAACTGCACCAGTCTTTCAAACTTTAAAAACAGAATATCATGACAACAAAAATGACAAAACAATTTCTTGACCTTGCAAAAAGATATGCACTTCATGGTCAAAAGAACAATTTTTTTAGTGGAATGAATCACATTGAAATTGATGGAACAAAATTCAATGTGAAGGTATATTTCACAAATTATTCACTGGAAGAATGGTGCATATATTTTCAATCTGATTTTCATTATCAGAAAAAAGTGGAAGTTCAAAGTTTTTCATCTTCCATGACTTTTTGCTATTTGATGAAAGAATCTGAATTCAACAAAATGATTGATGTATTCACCAAAAAAATTGAAGAATTGGAATCAAACAAAATCATCATTGATGAAAACAACAAAAGAATTCAGTCAAAAATCAATCAACTTGAAGAACAAATTTCTGAATTATCAAAAAACTTGAAGTCATGAACAATAGAAACTGGAAACTAGAAATTGACCATTTCCAAAATGATGAAGGATTTGGAACAATATCATGGAAGGGAAAAACAAATTTGATGTTTCAATTCACTTTTGACATCAATACAAGGTCACATTGTGTGCAAGGAAGGTTTGATGACATTGATGTCAAACTGCATTCATTTGAATTCGATGATGAAAGAAACCATCTGGTTAAAATCAATCAAAGGAACATCACATTTCTTTGCAATCTAATTGCAGAAATCATCAATGAAGATGTGACTGCATTTGGTTTTGATTTTGATGAACATGATGACTTGATATTTGATGATGAACCTTCCACATATTCATGTTTTCATTCACGTGTTTATGACCTTTGAAGATAAGTCACTAACTTTGATAAAAAAACACTATGGAAGAAGAAAAAACCACAAAAAAGAACATCGTGAAAATCGGTGTTTTTTTTCCAGACCATGATTTTGTGATTGTGGATGGACAAAACAAAAGAATTGACAAAGAAAAAGAAATCGAACTTCCAGATGACATGGAAGGATTCATCATTGACATTCCTTATTTGGAAGACTAAAAACAAGAAATCATGAAGAAAGGAATATATTGGTTTTCTTTTTTAAACGAAAAAGAACAAACAGAATTCAGGGAAAATTGTGAAGACTTTCATCTGTACATTTCAATGGAATATTTGAATTTCAAAAGTTTCATCACAAATGCTTTTGACTGGATTGAAACCAAACAAGGAAATGACTATTGGTATTTGATTTATAATCGTAAAGTAAAATGAAAAGACTTCTTCACTACATTTCTGAAATGACTTTCTTGTTGATTTTATCAATTTTTTACAAAGATTGACAATGGAACTTGACCAGATATTCACCAGATGGTTCAATTTGATGCGTTTCTTTGCATCTGGAAGACAAAAAGTGAATAATCATAGAATTGGTTCACCACATTAAAGAAAGTCTTGCAAATCGAAAAAACATGAAAATAATCAGATGCAAAATTGAATTTGAAAATGGATTTCCAACTGAAAGAACCATCAAATGTCTTCTTTCTGGATACGGAATTGACTTTGATGCAATCACATTCAGTGATGACTTTGGTCTTCAAAAGAATTGTGAAATACTATGGAAAGAAAATGCAATCAGACAGAATATGTCAACTTTCAAAAAATTTCTTGAATTCAATGACATTCCAATATTGCAGTGGAAGTTTGAAGGTCAAATTCATTCAATAACTTTCAAACAAAAAGAATTGTTAACTTTGCAATGATTGATGTTTTTAAATGGTGGTGCATCTTTCGATTTTCTGTTTTGATTTGGATGCATCATCATTTTTTATTATTAAAAATAAGCACATGAAAAAGAAAGACATTTTGAAGATGTTTGTTGGAATACTTCTGACACCAGTTCTTCTTGCAACTTACTTCATAGACAGACAAATATTGGTGTTTTTACCACATTTGCAGTTGATGACCATCAGAAAGTGGTTTGACAAAGGACAAAACATCATGCAATCAATCATTAGAATCTTTGCAGTGGTCACAATCACTTGTTTTGTCAAATTAATCATCTGGTTGTTCTGATGTCATTTCCAGACATAGATGAAGAAGAAGAAGATTGCTTTGAAGAATCAGTCAGAAATCGTGAAACAATGTCTTCTGAATACGATTGTTGCATCATTGGACAATCAAAGAATGATGAAAACATCTATTCATGGAAGAAAATGTTGAAAGTCACGAAATCACATGGAATGGATGAATACGATGCAGAAGACTTCTTGTTCAGAATGTCAATGTACTTTCCAGAACACATCATCATCTTGATGGACAATTAAACAATCACTTGATTAAAATCTAATCACATGAATCAGGACAATATAGACAATTATAAAATGCAGATGATTGAAGCACTTCAAGAATCAAATGGTGTTGTCACAACTGCAATTCAATCAGTCAAACTTCATCGTTCAACATTTTACAAATGGATGAAAGAAGATGAACAATTCAAGAAGGATGTGGAAGACATTCGTGAATCTGCACTTGACTTTGTTGAATCAAAGATGTTTGAAAG